CCAGTATCAAATCTTTGACCAACGTGTAATGGAAGACGCACTCGCAGGCACGGGACTAGAAGGTAGATGGAAGCCAGCCGGGTTCATTGACTCAAAGGGAATCATTGACCACCTCTACGAAGACAACGACGTTGATAGACCTAGGTCAAATAGGCTCGGCGCGCTTGCTGACCACTATGGTGTAGAGCTTACCAACTGGCACAGCGCAGATGCAGATGCAGAAGCCTCGTGGGGCATTATCGAAGCAGCTATTCGTCGAGCCGCGGAACGTGAGGACAGTCAAACTGGAGCTCCGGTGAAACGCTCACTACTCAATACAAACAAGACCAATGGGATTCACGATAATAATCACTCAACGTGGCAATCACAGCACACAGAGTGGAAATCAACAATGTCTGACATCGCAAAAACTAAAAAACAAGCCGCATCAGAAGCAGCTTCTACTAGTCCTGGCGGGATTACGTTGTCTGATACCGGCAGAATGCCTGATGTGGCCGAAAAGTCACTCAACGGGCCGCAATGGGCCGAGATTGCAGTACGGGACTTCGCCAGACACGCGCCAGAACAGTTCACAAAGTCGATGAATTACACAAAACCAGCACTCCGGGAACGTATCAAGAACCAGGTGATGGCCGGTAGTGACGGCGGCAAGCCTGGACAGTGGTCTGCTCGAAAAGCTCAACTTGTTGCTCAAAAATATCGAGCTGCAGGCGGCGGCTATCGAGGAAAGCCATCAAAGAAGCAACGTTCACTCAAAAAGTGGACAAAAGAACGATGGAGAACGTCCGACGGAGCCCCGGCAGAACGCCCAGGTGGCACACGCCGCTATCTCCCGGACGCAGCCTGGGAAAAGCTCACGCCAGAGCAGCGCAAAGCTACAAATCGAAAGAAAATCGAAGGTTCCAGGTCGGGACAACAGTTCGTACCCAACACACGTAACGCCGCTAGGGCCGGCAGACAGGCAAGAAAAGGATAATTATGGCTTACAACCCACGAGAAGATGATGATATATCATTATGGGGCGAGTATCAAGCGTATTGTCTCTCCCATCCGGGAGTGCCAGACGAGTATGATGATTGGGTAATCGATAATCGGTTAATTAAGCGTACAAAACGAAAGAATAAGAGCCAAAAATATGGTGACTCCGAAGAGTTTTGATGACCCAAACAAAGTATTCGCATTAGCACGTGCTTATTCCAAAATCCTAAAACAATCCGTATTCGGTAACGAACCAGAAGCCCCTATCGAACGGGACTCCAGCAAGGAAAAGAACAATGACTCAGAGCAATAACCCAGAAGAAGCAGAAATGACAGCAGAGTGGTATGCAGAGCTTGCAGAGAAGCAGCTCCAGGAACTACTTGATATGGAAGCAAAGATGGGTTCAGAGATGCGCTCAATGAAGAAGCGCGGTATGGACTTGATGGACGAAGAAGAAGACGCGCCTATGGAAGAAGAAGAAGCCATTGAGCCAGCAGAAGAAGAGCTTGAAGAAGAAGAGGATGACGAAGAGGAAGACGAAGAAGTGGTCGAGCCAACCGAAGAAGAACTCGCCGCACCACGTCGTCCAATGCGTGAAAAGGGTATGAACAAGCCTGAGATGATGGATAGGCCAATGCCAAAAGGTCCAATGATGAAGAAGAAGCCAATGGACGATTCCAGCATTAGCCCATTGAAGCCGCTCTCACGTGACGAACTGATGGAGAAGTTGTTTGGAAAGCCAAAGACTGGCGGCAACTCCCCAAAAGCACCAAACCCGAGCCAGGGAAAAGGCAAGAAGTAAAGTCTGACTTCAGTATCCTTGGCGGCACGTCTGCCAATGGAGTAGATATGAATGGCCGCAAGAAGCGCGGCGTTCCTCGACGTAAACGTGACCAAAACTCAATAGAAGAAGCCGTACGTGCGCAAGATATGCGACCTAAGTCCCGTAAGTCGGCACAGCCGCTCAAAGACCCTAAAGGCGGCCTGACAGCGGCTGGTCGAGCTCACTTCAATCGACAAAGCGGCGGCAACTTACGTCCAGGAGTGAAGGGCGCAGCTGATACGCCCCAGAAAATGCGTAGAAAAGGCTCATTTCTTACACGTTTCTTTACAAATCCGTCCGGGCCATTGACCAAACCAAGCGGCGAACCAACTCGATTAGCTTTGAGTGCAGCCGCGTGGGGCGAGCCAGTGCCAAAGAATGCGCAAGATGCAGCACGTCTCGCCGCTAAGGGCCGGAACTTGCTAAAGCGCTACGAAAATAGCAAAAAGAAGAAGTAACTAAGCTATTTCTTCCCAGTCGTCAATGACCCAGTCAAGATAAGTCTGACCTTGCGCGATTTGCTCTTGTAAAGCGTTCATTACATCTAAGTCGGCAATCTTGTCAGCCATATCCCACTCGTTTTCTGCTTCAATGCGAACAACGACTGAAGTCGAAGTGGTAATAGATACCTCGTAGGTTTTCATACCTGTATCTTACAAAATAACGCCAAACTTGTTGGCGATTACTACCTCATTCGGTTGTTGCACTTGAGGCAAAACTCGGCCCACGGGTAAAATCTACGTTGATTTACCGGGTGTGAACAAACAAGTACCTCTTCTGCACGTGCGTTACACAAATCTCGAATAAAAGCTGACAATGTTTGGCCGCCCTTGTCTGCAGCAGCCTTCCAGTTCTCACGTTCTTCGAGCGTTAGCCGCACAATGACCTGTTTGTCAGCGGGACTGTCGCCATCTTCCGTGACGGCCACTGGCTTCACGTTCATAACCTGCGGCGACATATCTTCCACCACTTCAGCCATTGCTTCCTGGATTGACTTCTCTTGTTTCATCGTTCTCCACAATTTCTGCGTCCTGGATTGCTTCACTACCCGACAGTAGTTGATTGAGTATGCCTTCAGGCAGAACTCCCGACTGGGCCATCAAGGCAAGCAACTTACGTGCGTCTTCTTCGGGACTAAATTGGTTGGCTCCAGCCGCCATACCCTGCTGATTGGCAAGAGTTGCCTTGATAATGTTCCCTTGCTTCTCCTGGACGTCCATTTGTACGTTGATATTGACATTATCCATACCAAGCAGCTTCGTTCTCCGGTCCATAATCGACAAAACCTGCTGAATTGCTTTGATTTCCGGTTCGATTTGCACTTCTTTGCCATCATCTGATGTAACTTTTCGATTTTGTGTCATTGGCCAGATAGCTGACTGCAGCGCATCGAGCCGCTCGAGCTCCAAACGTAGAACTTCTGAGTAATTTAGCTGCGCTTCCTGGTTCATCTTGGCCAGTTGCCGCTGAATTGCCTTGTTTACGGCCGCTGTAGTCATATCAAAACGTCGAGCAATCTCTCGAACGCCGAGTCCAGCCTTCTTCATAGCGAATATGCGATAGTCCCGTTCAGCCAAGAACTCCCGGTTCATCACTTTGTTTTTATCGTTCATACCTTTAGATATTCTAACACTGTAAATGGGAAGCGACCCCCAGGACGTGGGCTGCGCTTGATGAGTGATGGCCAAGCGCGCTCATCTCGAGCACCTCTAAAGTGTCTGATTTCGTAAACGTATGGTTCTCCTGTTGGTACGGGAGTCATTGCAAGACCAAACTCTGGCCAACGTGACCATACTGCTGAACCAAACGGTCTGAGGTCACGGGTAGCCATAGTCGAGCCGAGTGGTGCGTGGTGTTCAAACCACAATGCAGTGTTGTACACCGTTCTGAGGTAGTCAAAGTACTTAGCAACCTCTACAACGATTGATTCAGACGTTCTGCCGCCTGGGTCAACGAAGCTCTTGTACAGCGGCCCCAGACAAATGAGTTCCGGGCGTGTTTGTTCTATCTTTTCCTCAAGTAATTGCCTATCAGGTGCGTGTAACAGGTTTAGTCCCGATGGATTCATCCAGATATCAGCTGTTACTTCCTTTACCCAGCCAACTTTACGCACGTCGTCAAAGATTTGCTTAGACATTTTGTGAATAATGCGTTCCGGGTTCTCCAAGTCAACGAATAACACGCGGCGTGGCTGCATTGGTTGGAATGTAAATGGGTGAATACCTGCCCCGGTAAGGATTGCAACCTGTCGAGCGAGCATTGTCTTGCCAACGCCTTCAGCCGCGACAACAATTACACGTTCTTGGGCTTCTAATACGCCTTCGATAATCCAATTTGGCTTCGATGACATCTCCTCATTGACAAAATCTTGCCAATTTACCAATCTCCCGGTATCAAGCGGCTGCGCTGTTGCTGCGCTAGTCGAAATAAGTGCCGCTTTTAGCAACTTTTGCTGCGGTGAAAGCTCCGGGTTCATCAAAGTAATAGCTATTTTCTCAATAGCCTGCGTCAAAAGGTTCACTTCAGCCGGAGCTTCTTCGATTTCAGCCGCTTCTACGGGTGTTTCTGACGTAATCAGACCTTCCGGGTCTAAAGGAATGAGTTCTTCTAGCTTCAGGCCGGCAGCCAGGTGGTCATAAACGTCTTTTTTTGATGGAGAGCGCCATAAAGCTACGTCGCAACCGACTTCTTTCAACTTTCTGAATACATCAGCGGCGTGTTGATGGCCGACTTCATCATTGTCTGCAACAATGTCTATAGTCCCGCCTGCGAGAGCCATTGTGTGGATTTCCAACCACTTCCCAGCGCCTCCAGGCATCGTCGTAGCCACTATTCCACGTGAAATGAGCGTATCTGCGTCCTTTTCGCCCTCTACAACATAGATAGGCGTGTTACTAGCTATAGCAGCACGTACTGCCGGCAAGTTATAAAGAACTTTAGGCGTATCACCGAGTGAATAGACCCATTGACCACCCTCAACGGGACGACGCTGGCGAAATGTCTTCCTTCCGTCCTGGTCAACGTAACGTACTTTCTGAAATAACAGCTCCCCGGCTTCGTCGTAGTAGTCATATTCGGCAACTTTTGACAGTTTTTGCTCTTTTGGCTTATCCGGCATCAAGTCAGCTATGGATACACCAACTTCTTTGCATATTTCTTGCGCGCTGCACGCG